AGATAAACTAAAACAGCTTTATTGCTTATTTCAGAATCTTGGAAGATATTCGTTATTTCGTATTCTCTTATGTCTGTATCAAATACTGTATAACTAGGTAAAATAGTTTTTTCGTTATCACCATAAGGTAACATGTCGCTGTAATGCCAAGGAAAACTGTCGTTTTTTACAGCATTTATAACAGCCAATATATCATCTACTGATTGCGATATATTTGTTCTGTCTAAGTTTAAATTAGCAGCTAGTTCTAAAAATTTTATTTTAAATTGATTGTACTCTCTACTTGCTAGTTTTAAAGCATCAACAAAATTAATATTGGCATTATTAAGAAATAAACCTGCGTAAATAATTGGAGCGCTATGTTGAAGTATGCCTCCACCTTTTTTTAAATAAGAAACATCTCTTAGATTACTATTGCCCGGAACACTACCTATTATATCAAGGCTATTATTTTTAAATTCAATCAGATGATTTCTTAATTGTCCTAAGGTGAGCAGCTCAATGTCAGTATTTAAACTGTTGATATCAAAGTTATATGGAACTTGATAAAAAGCATCCAAAGAACTTGAAGTGCTGTTGTACAAAGATATAAAAATTACGTCATTTATTTCTAATAAAGATGGATTAATTAATATGGCTAATTTGTCAACTGCCTTAGTTATTGCAAATTCGCCATTGGCGATTTGTTTGCTATTAATTACTACTTTTATATTAGGAACATCAACACTTAAATCTGGCAGTATGTCAACAGGAAATAAATTTGTTGTGCCATCATAACTAAAATTAAAAACTTGATATTGTTTACTAAAAGTTAAATTAATAGTCCATGTATTAACTCTAGTGCTTGTATCTCTGGTTATGTTTTTTTGTAATAGTCCAGAATTTACAGATATTGTTTCACTTACGCCACCTTCTAATAGATAATTAAATGTATCAAGATCAAAATTATTTTCAAATTCAATATCGCCCTGAGTGATTAAATTTTTGTAACTTAAAGGAAATCCAAGTATAGGGTCAGTTACACCATTACCTACTTTATATGAAAATATTTTTGTACCTTTAAATTGACTTCCTGCATAAACAGAAAAGTTAAAAAAACTTATTCCATCGTTATTAATTACATCAAATAATGGTGATTGATTTATACTTTCTTTTTGTTGTCCATTGATCCACTGCGATCCGTTAAAATACCATTGTTTAGGTCCATTGGCTCCAGATTTTACAATAATTGTATGCCCTTGTTCTACTGTAGCATCGTCGGCTTCTTCAAAATATGCTCTGTAAACCAATGCAGCAGGAAGTTCGGTAGTCAATACTACATTAAAATTGTAAATTTTATTCCTAACTTCTAAATTTTCATCTTGACTAAAAATTATTCTATCGCCATTAGTAAATGTTACTGAATTACCGTTTACTGTGATAGTAACATCATTGGGATTAGTACAAATAACACCCTGAAGTTGCGTGTAAGCGTTTGTTACAACATCATCAAGTATGTCAACAGGAATTTTTGCTTCAGTACCAAAATTGAACAGTTGTAAATTTGGTGTAAATTCTATAATGGGTCTTTGGGCTCTAAATGATTGATTTAAAACTAGATCAATATTGTTATACTGTGCAGTTTTCTGTATTACATCTAAATGAAACCATCTGTTACTTCTACTCCACCCATTTAGATCAAAACTGCTTCTGTTAATAGTAAGATAGTCAGGATTTGACAAATCATTATTTAATTCAGGACAAACAAGATCGTCAACTAAAATTAATCTTATCGCTTCGCCTACCCCGTCTACATAAAAAGTTTTACCTGCGTAAAATTCTGTAGCAGTAGAATCAAAAATTATTTTTAAACCGTTAGTAAAGGTAATGCCGTTTGGACTTGTATAATTTTTTTGTCCAATTATTTCTGTGTCTGGATCAATTACTGCATTATCCGGATCAATAAATTGTATTACTCCAAATGCGTCAGCACTTTGATCGCTTTGGTAATAAAGTTGGGTTAAGGGTGCTGTCAGTGCAGGAACTTCAGAATAAAGGTCTAATCTACTATAAAATTCTCTACCTGCATTTGTAACACCTGCAGTTACTCTAACTTTTTGTTCGTTAGTTACTTGTGTTTTATTACTTAAATAAATTCTAGCTTTGTCTTGATCATCATTATAAACATTAATTTTATAAATGTCGTTTCTTTGAGCTAATGGAATTAAAACATCTTGGTCAAGATAAATGACATTGTCTGTAACTCTTGTTACATCGTGCCAATATGTATCATCAATGAATTGATTGTTGACAAAGATCAAACTAGTGTCTTCTAATGAACTTATTGGGCCATCTAGTCCGCCAAGCACACTTTGTAAATCAGAAACTAAACATCCTTGTAGAGTTTGAAAACTTAAATTAGTGGCATAATCAACAGTGCCGACGACTGGCATGCTCGTCCAATTTGTTTGGGCGGATGCCAGTGGAATTTGAAAATTAATATTTCCCACATCAACGCCATTTATAGGAACGCCAAGTATTGTTCGTGTTGTTAAATTAGGTGCGTTTGGATCAACTCCTAACGCTCCCGGGCTAGTCTGGATGTACAACTTGTTGCCTGGTTCATTAATTGTAAATGTATAAGATCCGCCTCTTGCTAAAGTTAAAACAGGATTTGAAACATCGTTATAACCTGCAATCTTGTAAGCTTGTAAAATTGAATCATATGTAATTTGAAATGTTTGCTCTAAAGAAACGGTAGCAGCGTTGACATTTACAACATTTGGTCCATTTTCTAACCAATAGTATTGTGAAAAATTTACAAATTTATCCAGGTCAATTTGTGGATTATATGAATAGTATTCGCCATCAAATAATCTAGATTGATTAGTCCCATATCCTCCATAAAAATTAATTTTGTTTATAATGTCTGTGTAGGTGGTAACAAAAGTAACTTCGCCAGTAATGCTGTCTTTAATTAAAATGCTAGGCTCAAGTTGATAATCTTGTCTTACTTTTGTAGGTTCACTGATGTAGCTGTCTGTGGACTTAAACGATGGTGCTAATTTTCTTCCAATGTAACCATTGATTCTAGTCAGATCAGTTTCACTGAATAATTGATCCGTTGTAGCATTTAAAAATTTTCTATTTGTATCTGTTCTAAAAATTTCAGGTAAGAACTGAATTGTTTTAAAAGCTGCCATTTATTATCCTATTAACCAGTTATATTCAATTGCGCCGCAGTAATTGCAGAAATTATTTGTACGTTATCTACAGTAGCCGCGCTTAGTAAAATTTCATCAGGATCAGCATTGATTTGGTATAAAGTTCCAAATTGACTACCTGCATTAGATGGCACTATAACTATGCTACTTACATTCGGCACAAGAGATGTATGTAAATATGCACTTAATTCGCTAAAATAAAAAGTTTCGCCAAAATCCCAATTGTTAATGTCAAAATAGGTGTTGATTGCAGAAATAACCTGACTTTTTATTTCGTTATCGCTAATATTAACATTTGGATTTTTCACTACCTTGAAAGTAGCTCGCAATGCAACGTTAGCTTTGTTGCCAAATAAAGGTTTAAACACAGCAGGATTATATATTATGCTGTCACTGATTGTTTTAAACGCTTCAATTGATCCAAATTCTGTTTTAAGTTCATCAATTGATGGCGCCACTGGCTCTTTAATTCTGCCGCTGGTATCTGTAATGTATGCGTAATAATCGTTGCTATAAGATTTTGTTAAAATGTAAAAATCAATCAAATTGTTCGGACTAGGATCTATTCTTCTATTGTTCGGGGCATTGTGTTTATATTGAAATTGAATATTTTGTCTACCAATTCTGGCAATATAATTTGTAACAACTGTTAGAGTAGAACCATTTGATTGATAAAACGTAGGTCCGTCTTCTGCAGGTACAGTCGAGTCCCCTAGACTTGTATAAAAAATTGTGCCTTCGGCGTACAAAGAAATATTTTCAAGTGCGGAGTTTTTGGTATCATACGCATTTACAATTAAGCTTTGATCAATTGGATCGTATTGTAAAAAATTATATTGATTAACAGATTCTACAAAATAAACATTTTTGTTTTGAGCATTTACATTAGGAGCTACTAATTCAGTAAATAAATCAGGATCATCAGGGACTTCGTCTAAATTTTCATCCGGAAAAGTAATTTTAATTTTTCTATTATCGTCAATGCCGTCCGGACCTACCGTTCTGTCCCAAATTCTATACGTTTGACTATAAAAAATACTTTCACTAGAATCAGCCTCAGTGTTTGTTCTTAAAACTTTTATGAAATCTACTAACGTAGTGGCTGTTCTACTATCGTAAACTCTAATATCTGGATCAAAATAAAATCTTGTTTCTCTTAAACTTTCAAAGAAGTAATTTAGGCCACGATTAATTGCAGTATATTCGCCATTTGTATAAGACAGATTTATAAACCAACTATTATCTAATCCTGTGCTGGCTGTACTTCCTGCATTGGTCAAACTAAATGTGCCTGACCCAAGATTTTGACTTTCTACAATTTGCCAAGACATAGATAGAATATCATATCTTAAACCAAATGTTTTATAGCTTAAAATTTGAAGTATAATGTTATTAATTAAAGTTTCAGACCAATCATTGGCAAACACTGGAATTATTTCACTCACTATAGCGCCAGTAGGAACAACTATACTTAAGGTAGCTTCGGTAGTTAGTCCTGGACTATCATAATTTATAATACTGGCCCAAATTATAGTTCTTTGGAATTCAGTAGTAGGTGTTCCTGTTTGTAATTGATTTTGTGCATCAAAATATTTTCCAGCTGGGGCTATAAATTTTACTAGGCTCCCTTGAACAAGAAATGTATAGCTAGGACTATTGAAAGTACCCACACTTCTACTGCCATTATTGCTTATCTGTGTCCATGTTGCCACAGTGGCAACTGTACCGCTTCCTGTGCCTGCTGCTGTGGCTGTAAAAATTGTTCCAATTATATTAGAAGAAGCACCAAAGTTTGTAAACGTAGTAGATCCTACACTGATAATCTTATAAACTGTTCCTACCACCATACTACTTGCATTAATTGTAGGTCCTTGAGGACTGTTTCTGGTAGCTGTATCATAATAAAGATGTCTGGTTGTTAAACTAGAGATTAAAGGCTTTAAAGTGTTTCTTACTATTGCGTTTACTTCAATGGAACTTGTAAATTGAAAAGCTTCAGTTTCTGAATAATCTTCTTTATAGATAATGCCGTCTTCGGCAAAAATATTTGTACTAGAATATTTTCCAGTGGCATCAATAACGTCTAGATATCTACTAATGCCTGAGCTAGTTCTGTTTACAGCTTTTATTTTTAATATGTTGCTAAATGTTGTAAAGGGAAGGATATTATAATCCTCGCCGGTTACCATACGATTTTGTGTGTAGTACTGTTGCGGTGCTTTTGTTCTAATTTCATCTAGGCTTTCTCTAGATATAGCATTAGCTACCGTGTATTTGAGACTTGCCCTAATTGTTAATGTCTCTGCACGGCCAGTTCTGCCTCGGTAAGGAATGTTGATAACTATCCCGGCCATTTCATCAGGCGTTATTTTGTAAGTCAAATTATTGCTTACGCGATAATAAACTTTAAAATCGCCTACTGGTATGTTTGTAAAGGACCCGTCACCAAAAACTAAATCAATTTGATCATTTGCTCTTGATGAAACACTATATAAATTTCGTTCTTCAGTATTGTTATAAATTACGTTTACGCCATTTACAGCAGGAACTTGTGTCCACAGGGTGCTTAAACTACCCCCCGATGATAATGAGTATAACCATATATCAGTATTGTTAATATTGTCAAAATTAATGTTAACTATTCTATTTGGTAAACTTTCAGTTATAGAAAAATCAAGGTTGTTAAGTGATCCCTGTTTAAAATATAAAAAATATCCTGTATTGTTACTTGCATTACCTTGATTGTCATTTCTGTACAATATATTAAATGCACCTGCAGGACTAGGTGTTGACTCATAGATATAGTTTTGATTCAAACTAGTTGCACTAACAACTTCAAAAGGATAGGTAACACCAGCTATTGATGATGAATACGGAAAGGTAGGTGTAACTCCGGAAACAATATCAATGGTATATTCATCATTTTTAACACCACTTAAAATTTTAGATGCTCCAGGTTTGCCAATTGCCTGTGATGCAATCAGGGATGCGTTTAATACGCTTGTAAATTGTTCAAGCCAATTTTCATTAGTACTATCGTTCCAACTTACTATAGTATTTGATAAATTAACTCCGGTGCTGTCAAAAATTGTCTCTGTTGTACTTACGCTGTCAAATTTTAAAAAGCCAGAAGCCGGAATACTACGTTTTGGATTATAGCTTACAAGTCTAGCTAATTTTAAAATACTGTCTCTGCGCTCAGCAGTATCAATGAAATTTTCTCTGGCATTTAGATCGGTTCTAAAAGCAAGACTTTGGCCTAGAAAAGCAATTAAATCTACTAGAGCTATATACTCCGAACTATCAGTAAAATCGTTAAAATCTTCAGGATAATAAGTACGCAAATATTCAATCATTGACTTACGTAGAGTTTCGTAGTCAAAACTTTGAAAATCAGCTTCTCTAAAAGTTTGATATATCTTAGTCCAATCTTGTTGAACTAATAAACTGGTTTGTCTTGTAGTTATAGCCATACTTAATACCTATGATTTTGTATTTATCAGAATTATAAAGTGGTATTTTTATGCAACTAAAACTTTGTTAAGTTCACGATTGAATTGTAAAATTAAAGAATCGCTAAGATTGTCGGGCAAAAAAGTTAGTTCAACTTGTATTTGTAACCCATAATCAAACTCGTCAACAAGAACATTATCAACTCTAACTCTTGGATCATAAGTTACAACACGTTGTATATCATCAACTATTAGAGCTTTAACATCAGCGGTTAAAGGCTCAAACAATACATTCCAAATAATACTACCAAAGTTGGAATTCATTAGTTTTTCGCCTTTTCTTATAGCAAAATGATTTAATAAATCGCGTTTTATTAGGGCTAGATCAGTTAATCTAAACTTTTTGTACTGATCAATTGTGCTAAACCCTTTATATCTTGTAATAGCCATGTTTGTATTTATTCTGGTACATCTGCGCCAAGTGTTCTAATAGCGTAACGACCACCATTAAAATATATGTGTCCTGGTCTGTTTTGGCTATCTAATGTTTGCCCAGTATTACGCCATACATTTGCTTTAGTTCCAATTGAATAATTTTCTAAATTTATAGTTCCATTAGTATTGTAGATAGATTGATTAAGTTGTGGATTACCTAAATCTTGATATTGATAGGCTAATGCTAGCATACCGCTTACTATTTCTTTGTCATCTCCTGGTCTAATAGCACCGGCTTTAATAAGTTCGGTGTATTGAATTTGAATAAAATCTCGCATTATACTGTCTTGGACACCAGTAGCAGCTAAAAAGATTTCATTACTGTCCACTCCATCTTTAGCATTCCAGGTCCCATCTGAGTTTATATATCCTAACTGAGTAAGCAACCACTGTGAATTTTGATATTTGCCTAATTTCAATGGCGACACTGTAAAGTTAATGTCGCCGCTGACTGTATGATTGCTTGCCAATATAATTTCGTTATTTGTTCCTAGTGCAGTACCTGTTCCTGTTCCTACTGCATTGGCAACAAACACGTTGCCAATTACGGATGCATTAGCGCCAATTGCAATAAAATCTGTGGTTCCTACACTAGTAATAGTATAGGTACAACCTGGTATAAAATTACCAGCTATGATGTTTCCTCTAATAGATTTGGCTATTACCATTGTGTTACTACCTAATTTACCGGTGCTAGGACTTTGTACATTAGCCACCATACCTAACTTAATAGAACTATGATCAGAATTTGTAATTGATAACGTAGCTACATTGGCATAATATGTATTCCACCAACTTACTACAGTATTTGCATTTATATTAGCGCGAAACAAACCTACCGCAGGGACTCCAACAGAGGTAAGAGTAGAATCATTATTACTTTCTAAATTTGCTAATTGTAATAACAGACATTTCATTTCAAATTTGTTTAATGTTGAGATACTTTCTTTAACCAAATTTAAATTTACACCAATTGGTGCATCTGACCTACCCAATAATTGCCTACTAGCTGGACTTACAACTGAATTCACTGCTGCTGAAGCTATACCTTGATTAGCCATTTATTTTTTTCCTGGCGTCTGAAGAATTGATGGTACAACTTTACCTGAGTTCTTTTTAAGTTCTCCGGTGCGTCGCGGCCACGGTTCGTGTGTTGGCGCGAACGGCGATAAACTTTCAAATGTAGTACTAGATGTTTTCCATACACTTAATGATTGATCATAAGACACATTGGCATGTTTATAAAATTCTAATGGTTGATTAATTAGAGGGCTAGCGGGTGTAGAAGTATTTAAGAAAATTTTACGCCCTTTTAACACTAAATCGGCCGAAGTTTTAATACCACCTGTAACTGACTGCATGAGCAAACTAGTTTCACTGTTAATACCAACATTACCTGCATTTAAAGAATAATTTTTCACAGCAGTTAGTTGATAACTGTCGGTCTGATTAAGGAAATACTTTTCTGCAAACATTTTTATAGTACGGCCACTGTGAAAATTTATATCGCGATCTGCATGGAAATTGATATCTTGTTGCGCTCTTACACTAACGTTACTGTTGCTAAAAATATTAATGCTACCATCTGGTGTCAGTTCTATCCATGAAGTTCCACGACTGTTGCTGATGTAAATTAGATCTTCAGTATCGTGCATTAAAATTTGGTGCCCTGCACTGCTTCTTAATCTAAATAATCTATTTTGGCCGTAAACATCGCCGTCGTCCATTACTAGAGTATGACCACCTTTTCTATTGGCAAATTGTTGCACTACCGCTAACGGTAGCGATCCATTTTTTAGAATAGAATCAAGATTAGGAAATTCCGCTAGGTCCGGCACTGTTCGCCCTGGACTACTTAGACCTACAACTTGACTAGGAGTTTCTCGTTGACTGCTACTAGTCACTGTGCCTCTAATAGGATCTTTGTCTAATCCTTGTTCAATAACAATATTAGCTTGCCAGGTGTGAACTACTCTTGGTAGGTCAAAAAATTCTGGGTCTTTATCAATACTAGAATTTTCATTAACTAACTCAGAAGTAGGTAAAAAACTATCCGGACCAACTCTACCAGCACCAAAAAAAGAATCAACATTAATTTTATTGCTTATTCTACCAAAGCCGCTATTACCGAACCCACTTGACACAGTATTTGTATTACCCGACGGTCTAGCAATAGCAGGAACCATTGCACTAGTTAACAAATTTGGTATACATGCAAACCAATAACCTTGATTAGGGTCGCCCATTACAAAAGTAATTAAAACCTTGTTATCAATATCCGGAGGCACTGCCCAAAAACCGTAGGTTTGTTGAGACACTGTGAAATTTTTATTATCGTCGCCTCTTGCCCCTAATGTACTACCAAAAAAAGGACTTGCGTATCTAACTACAAACCATTTGTCTGCTGCATCTTCATCTCCACCAATGGCAGGCACCCATACTGCCAGTCTGCCTGCTCTAGCAGGGTCAGCATTGTTTTTAATAATACCTATGTAAGGTCCAGGATCTAATTTAAGTCCGGTTACTTTACTAGATCCTGCCCAGTCCGGTATTCGACTGGCACTTGATTTATTCTCTGCCATTATTCATTGGCTCCTGGATATACTGGTACAGGGTTATCTACATAACGTTCATTTTGATAATTAGTTTGGTATAATTTGCCACGCCATTCAAATACTCCGCCTGGGCGGTTTCCAAAATCTCGTCTAGCCTGCCTAAAAGCATCTTCAAAACTAAGAGATTGTGAAACTTGTGTTGCTTGTGATGCTTGATCAGGAGTTTGTACCAATGGTGGTGTAACCACTGTTTCTGGCACAGTTGGGTTTGCAAATGCTCCCGGCCTTGGTGGGACATCTAAATCTAATGTTTCATTAGTTAGTGGTTTAGCACCCTGGCTGTTACTAGCAGGTTTTTTAGGAGGTGTCAAAAGGTCCGGCATTCTAACTAAATGTAGCGTCTGTGTGAATAGTCCTCGACTAAAATCATTTTGTACATCTAGCACTCTATATATGCCCGAGAAAGTTCCATCAGTCCTACGCCCATTTTCAAGCACGTCTTGCTGGTTAACTATACCCAAAGAATCATTAATGTCTACTGAATTTTTAAAGTTTACTCTGACAAATATTTGTTCAGCATCAAAAAGAATTTGCCCGTCTGCTGCAATTGGTCTAAGAGTGTTTAGAGCCAACCTTGAATTCAGATAACTGTTATATTCATCAGGACTCCCTGCATTGATAAAAATATCATCCTGTTTTATGAAAGCTGGATCTCCTACAATTTGCAATTTTATATTCAGAGCATCACCGCGTTGTCTAGTGTAAATGCTGCCTTTCAGATCAGTAATAACTTGTTCATCTGGATCATTTACTTTAGCCATGCCTGTTGAGGCTTGATTAGATCCAGTAAAACCTTTGGTAACAGTGGAGTTTGTAACAGTAGTTGAAAGTGAACTATACTTGTTCTGAACAACATCTTCTGCATTATTGTCACTAACAGCATCGTTACTAAGGCGAGAAACTTGATCCCCTTTAGTTGTAATTAAAGTAAAAAATGTTGAATCAAAATCAATGTCTAATTTAATTATATCTTCGTTTAATCCTGTATAAAGATAATTGTATGTTCTTACAATATTTGCTTCCAGACTATCTGATGTTACTATAGGAAAACTTGGATGAAAAACGTTGTAAGTAGTGTAAGGCAATATAGAATACAAGATTGTTTTACTATAATTATTAGTGGAATAATCAAAATTATTTAACGCCACAGTTGGTAAAATTTTGAACCAATTTATTTTTTGAGGAGGTTCGCTATCTGCTGATCTTTCATTGTTACCTGTGTATTCACCTCTAGCCAAGGCTGTGTTTTGCTCAGATCCTTGTGTTTTTATTTGCTTTTTGATATAATCACTTCTTGACATGACCATATCAATGATATCAATCATACTCCGTCCTTGGGGAATAGTAAAACTCTGTTGATTTTTATACCCGCTGCTATCATCTGGTCTATTATAACCTGATGAGGTCTGTTGCATTCTTACATCAGTGCTAGCACTAGCATCAGGATTTACAATTTTAGATAATCTAATTTCATCATTGGGGATGTTAAATGCTATTTGTGTTGGCGTTAACAACGATAATTTTTTTTGTGTTGCAATGTTTTCATTGTAAACATTGTAGGCAGCTGCCAGGCTTTTTGTATTAAAAGCTTTAGCAGTTCTAAGTGCCCTACGTTGATTCTCAATTTGATCAGCCGTAGGTTTTTTATTTGCAAATATAATAGTATTATTTTGAATCCATGTGTTTAATTCTCGTTCAATCCTTTCTTCGTTGGCTTGAATCGTACCGGTTAAAGCTTTTACCAAATCATCGTCTGTTGAAAAAAATTCGCCAACAGTTCCAGCTTCTACAGTCATTGGTACCGGCAGTGATGCGACATTAAAATCAAAAGCAGTATGATGAAAAGGTATGGCTCTAACTGCATAGGTTGTTCCGCTGCCAGACGGTTTAATTTTCATTTCTAAAAGCTTAATAGGAATTTTTTTACTTGTAATTACGTTGTTAGAAATTTGCGATCTTTGTAATTCTTCATCGGTAGAACTTGATAAAAAATCAATTTGCAGTAGATATGGTTGTGTTATATAGTTGACCGTAGCGTCCTCTGAAGTCTCGCAGGCGCTCTGCAGTCTATCTAATAAACTTAGCCCATATGGTTCAACAATATTAAACGAAATGTTAATTGCATTTGATGACTTGGTCTTTGCATTTAAACCAACTGTAGTGAGCATGGATAGATTATCAATAAAGAAGTTAGTTTGAAAATCAGGGTGTCTTAGTGTTTGATTATAATTGGCCTTACCAGTTCGTGTTTCTTCTGCGACTAAATTGGACATAGTGGTAGAAAAACCACCCCCACTACTAATTAATGAATATTTGGGTACAAATTTAGTAGGATTAGAAACAAGATTATTATAATCCTTTGAGGTAAGGAAAAATAAAGTAATTCTATAAGTGTAATTAGAAAAATTATGCAAAATATTACGGGGAGCAGTCCCGTCAATTTCTATTCTAATTTCAGATCTATTACCTGTAACATTTTTTCCTAGTACAGAACTGCTGCCGTCATTTACAGAGTCTGATGTGAAGTTTGCCTCCGACTTTGATACGGTACCCTGTGTATTCTCTTTATTTTGTTTACTAACAGCAGTTGGATCTTGTGCCTGATTGACTTTGGAACTTAGTTCGCCAGTCCCGGCTTGATCAAGATTATTTTTTTGTTCGGCGGTTAATGTAGTAGGAGTTTGATTTGGCGTGTTGACATTTTGTATTTGATTTTCAACTGTTTGACCTTGCGCTGCGTTTTGTCCTGTTTCGACTCTAATTAGCTTGTTAACTTCTGACAATTCTCTAAACTTTGCTACTTCTCTGGCCTCTCTGTTTTCTTCTGCAGCACCAAATGTAAAATTTCTTCCTGCACTAAATTCTCTTTGAATGGCCTCATATTCTTTTTCTAACTGTAATTTTTTTGCCTGTAATTCTTCTAATGTAGTTGCCACAGATTACACTCCTAAATCTTGTTTCAATGTATCTAATTTAGGAATGTAAATTCTAGTTCCTGCCGAAAAGTCTAATAAAGGATCAACTAACACATTGGGATTTCTTTGTGCAAATACCCACCACAAAGAACTTGTGCCATATAAATCTGCTGCTAGTAAGTCAGGTCTATATTCGTATACACTATCAATTTCATAAAGAACATCGTCGGACAGTTTTGTAATGGGCCTATTAACCATTACATCTAAAAATTTACCAAAAACACTTGTTCTATAATATGGACTTGATGCATTGTATTTTGTTTGAGCCATTATAGGTATCCTCCAGGGAATTGATTACCTTTACCTGCTATTAAACCGCCACGAGCAAACTCTTTATAATCAAAATCTATTGATTGTCTTCTGCTAATAATTGGTTGTAAAATAAGGTTAAATGTACTGATAGTTGGTACTCGATTAAATGCATTATTTACAGTTTGAGTAATGGCTCCATTTGAAGTTGCATTGGTACCACGTACTTCAGGCAATTTAATGGTTCCTAATGCTCCGGTCGTAGTTTGGATAGTTTGTCCCTGACTTGTAGATTGTGGAGTAACTACTTCTAAATAGTCAACATCACTAGGCATAGTGTGACTAAAACTAGTAACTACACAGGGAACATGTGGTAAATAGTGTTGCCCATACCCGTCAAGATAAACAATAGGTGGAGGACTGCCTTGATATTCTTGACTTTGTCCAAAAAACATTTTTGTGCAGGCTCTAAAAAAATATAACCCAGCTAGAAAATATTTGGCTTCTTCTATGTTTTGAACTGTAAAGTCGCCCGAAATGTTAATTGCAGACACAGCACTAGATTCATAAAAGTATTGGGCATAATTAGTGTGCGTCAACGGCACTGTGGTATAGTTAGCAGAGTGCGTTATAGTTACCTGCGGAACATAAGGAAAAATAAAACCATTGGTAGATTTTAAAGGTGACACCAAACCTTGTACACTAGCAGATGCTCCTGAATCCCAATATAATATTTTACTATTAGGATTTACACTAATACGAACTCGCCAATCATTGTCAGACTCAGGTTGCGCCGAGCCAAAAAACACAGACGGACTTTGCGAAAATGATGGGGCAACAGCAGCCCCGGACCTTAAT